TATTGCCATTTGTATCAGCATCTATTTCTATATAACCTGCGGAATCTATTAATAGGTTCGTATTTGAATCTATTTCAGCACCATTAAAAGTTATATTGTCTACTGTAAGTGTTGTAAGAGGACCAACGCTTGTAATATTAGGTTGAGCTGCTGTAGCTAGTGTACCTGTAATAGATGTGCTTGCTGATAAAGTTGTGAATGATCCTGCGGCTGCTGTAGTACCACCAATGACAGAGCTATCTATAACTGCTCCGTCTAAGTTCATAGCTACTGAAGTACCAGTAGAGCTAAATAAACCGTCTACTGCATCGAGATCATTGTTTATCTTTGTACCCCAGGTATCAGTAGATGCGCCTACTTCTGGTTTAGTTAAGTTTAAATTCGTTGTAAATGTATCTGCCATAAAATTTTATCCTTTAAGCTGCGTCTTGTTCGCCTAATGTTGTCCATGATGTATCTGGGTTTGCTTGGTCGGTCCATGTTTCATCTGCCACTATCTGATCGGTCCAAGTCTCACCAGGAACAATTATATCTTCCCATTTTAGACCACCAACTGCATTAAATCCACTTGTTTGTGCAATTACAGATGCACCTGTTAATACAATGCCACCTAGTGCATTAAATCCGCTAGTTTCTGCAAATGTTCCTTCACCAACTACAGTAAATCTACCTGTAGCTGTCATACCTGATACTGCTGGACCTATAACCACACCACGGTCTATTTGATGACCTGTGGCTGTCATACCAGAACTTGCAGATATAGTTGCAGATCCTAGGTCTATTTGTATACCAACAGCTGTAAATCCAGATGTTCCTGCTATAGTTGCAACACCCCTATCAATTTGAGTACCAGATGCTGTAACGCTAGATACTGCACTAATAACCGCTTGTCCGCGATCTATTTGTCTACCTGTTGCTGTTGCAGAAGAAACTGCTGATATGGTTGATGCACCAGTAATAACAAATCTACCATCCGCTGTTGCAGATGATGTTTGTGCTATTGTGGATGCGCCAAAATGATATACAGGAGTTCCGTAATTGGACTTTCCGTATGTGTATAAGCCATAGCCTACTGAGGCCATGGTATTAAGCTAATGTTATATCTAAATCGCCAGCGTCAAATCTAAATACATCGCCTGAACTTACAGTTTTAGAAGCTGTCAAGTTTGCATAAGCCATTAGATTACCGCTTGATGAAGCATCAAATATACCTACTGCAACCACAGTTCCATAGTCTGCTGTAGCTGTTGGATATTCAACCGCAGCTGAGTTGGTTGCTGTGGTGGGGTTTGTACCAGATACTGTAAATGCAGCTGATTGTCTTGCGTAAGCTCCGCCTGATACTTCAGTACCGCCACCTGTATCTGTAGGTGCTACAGTATATAAAGCAACATAATGTGTTCCTGGTGCTGTATAAGCATTGCCACCAAACACATGCTCTAATACTTTATCTTCTAAGTAATCACTAAATCCAGCCATATTGTCTCCTAATTATTATTCCAATAATAAATGTTTTTACCAGACTTGCCATAAGTTCTTCTTCTTTGCATTAGAGATCCTTTGCCAAATTCTGCCTTCTCTTGTTCCATTCTCATCTCTTCTAATGCTTTTTCAAATTGTGCTGTAAATAACGGCACTCTTTCATCTTCCATTAGATAGATAGAAGCGTGTTTTAAAGCACCATATAAGTAAGCATCTGGATATCCTGTGGATATAAAGTTCGTTGTATTAGAACTGCTTAAAGCATCTATAGTGCCATAGTATGTTAATTGTAGCGTATAACTTGCATCAGGGGTAGGTGCTAACTCTAATGAATTATCTACAATCGCATAATAAATTGGTTGACCAGTAACATTGTTATTGGCTTTTCTATATACATCTAGTGATTCTAAAGACTGTTGAAACAATGGCCTAAAGTCGTTTGATGTTATTTCTACATTAATAGCTTCTAACCAATCAGTTGGTAGGCTCATGTATTGTCCATCTGCTGTAGCAGTTGCACGCTTTACCATGTCTTTATTTCTTAATCTTCTGTTAAATTCTGATTCTGTTGCATCTATAAAAAAATCTAGCTGACTTGTTAAGTCAGACCTGTTTAAGAAATTTGCAATGTTAGTTTTTAATTCATCGTATGTCATACTTTACCTTTCCATGTTCTAAATGGTTTGTTATCTGAATGGTTTAGCCATTTCTTCCACTGCGCAGAATCTTGCGCCCATCCTTCTCGGACTGCTCTTTGATATACTACCATAGGTATTTCTGCCACATGGCGTAAATCTTTACCAGGTGTATATTCAGATAGATTTTTTACATAATCTAAAGTTGGCTGTATATCCTGCTTTGTGTGATAAACAACTTTATCATCTTCTGTTGCGAATACAGACTTAAAACCTTTCTTATGATCTATTAATGTAGTCTTTGCCATAGACAGATTTTAGCACAAAAAAAAGGGATGCCGAAACATCCCTTTAAGCTAATTAATAAAACTTATGAAGTTGTTAAATCAGCAACGATTCCGTGTGCAGCTTCGTTAGATACTTCTAACCCATACTCACATACAATCATTTTTGTTTCAGCATCGCCTATTGTAGCAATATCAACAGTTTTAAAGTCTCTTAAGTAAGATACTTTAGCAAACTCTGGATCTACTAATAGTAATGATCTTTCTCTTGATCTGTTTGATGGAACGATTTTTAGTTCACCAAAGTCAGATGAGTAAACAGATACTGAAGCTTCTACAGTATTTGCATCAATCATTTGTCTAGCTTGAGTTCTACCTGTGAAACCAGATATTTTTTGCTTGTTTACAGGACCACAGATTGCCATTGAAGGCTCTCCGCCGTTTGTGAAACAATCTTGTAAGACTGCTTTAAGCAAAGTTTCAGTTAAAGCTCTTTGAGTTCCGTCTGTTGGAGCTGTACCACCACCAGTAGGTGTAGAACCTGCTGCGTTGCTTACATTAGACTTCATCCAAGATTCAAAACCGCCAGTTACCCTAGCTGTTGTAGCATTACCAGTTGTTTTAGCGCCTTTTTGACAAAGAGCTTCTTCCATATCTCTTTTTAAAGCTTTAGACATAATAGCTAGTTGGTGAGCCATTTCTGATCTCTTACCAGCTGGGTCTGAAGCGTCTTGCGAACCAGTTACAGTTGCATCTCTTGATGAAATCATTGCAACATTACTTGCTCTAACTGTTGCTGTAGCAGCAGATCTTGATAGTTCAAAACCTTCTAACTGACCAGCAGCGCTAGGTGTAGGTAATGATTCTGTTTGCCAGTCAAACACTACGTTATTAATATTTTTTTTACCAATTGATGACATAAATGGTGTTTGCATTGGAGAGATGTTGTAAATGATATTACTTAAATCTTCTCTGTCAGCTGTTGCCGAATATGTGTCAAAGGCATTAGTTACTTTAGCCATTCTTATACTCCTGTATAAATAAAATTATTTTAAAAATTGTTCAAAAACTTTAGCAGCATCCTGGACTCTTCCAGTTTTTGCTAATGTTTGTTTTGCTTTTTTCACAGGTGCTGCCGATTTAGGTCGGTTAGTAGTTCCAGGTCTAGCCACCCTTGCTGGTGCTTTTTGTGTTGGTTTTTTCTTTGTGGCTTCAACTGTTTTAGAGTTTAACCAAGCATTTCTTAAACCAAGCAAAGCACGATAATCATAAACCTGTTGTATTTCTTCAGGTGTGTAACCTAAAGTGCTTACAGCATATTCACTAATAGCAGCTTTTTCTTTAGCAGCAACCTCTTGGTTTTGCCATTCTGGGATTATTTCAAGAAGCTTTTGATTACCGTATTCAACAAATTGTTGAATTTGTGTTTGCTGTTTAACCAAGGCTTCTTGTTGAAGTCTTTGTTGTTCAGCACTTACAGCACTAAGCTTTTCTTTCTTTTCATCCCAAAGCTGTTTTTCGCGAACATACCCAACAGGATCATCTTCGTACAAAGTGTTCCAGTCTGGTTCGTTAGCCAGTTCGCCCTTTAATTGGGCTTCCATCTTCGGTAACAACTGCGAATAAATCGCATCTCTTTGCGCTAACTCTGCTTGCTGCTGCTCAATAGTTTTACGCTGTTGAGAGAGTTCTTGTGTTTTACGCGTATAATCTTGCTGACGAGAATATCCGTTGACGAGTTCCTCTTGCGTCACCTCAACTTCTTGACCATCTACTTTTACTGTAAATGTCTGAGGTTGCAAGGCTTCCTCTTCAACATCGGTTTGTTCTTCATCCAGTTCTTCGTCCTCATCATCAAACTCTTCGTCATCTTCTACATCTTCTTCAAGATCTTCAGATACTTCAGGTTCTTCTTCAAGGACTTCTTCTTGTGTTACTTCTTCTGTTTCTGTGACTGCATCTTCAACCTTATCCTCTTCAGGGGTTAAGAAACTTTCAAACATCGAAGTAGTAACTTCCTTATCAGTTTG